TGAACAACCTGTTCGTTAAACAGGTCAATACCGAGCCAAGCTTTTGTGGAAACACATTAGAAGGTGTAACGACTAGAATATACGACCTACTGCATTTGCTACGGTTATGAAATTCGTAGAATTCAAGTGAATTCGAAACGCGGAACATACAGCTTTGCTGTGTGAAGAGATAGTCTGCTCTGCATAGTAATATGCAGTAAGTACAAAAGTACTTTACGTGATCTAACGAATCACGTTAACATTTGGTCATCAAGCGGCGCACAGATCATTGCACTGACTACAAAGAACAAGGCACTCGCTGAGCTTAGTAACGTTGTACCAACGAGTCAGAAGAAAAGGTTGTACGACCAGATAGCATTAGCGACATTTAACGATCCGAGATTTATTAAATTAAACGAGAAGCTAGGTTTATCAGAGAAAGATTTGCGAAAGGCTGGAAGTCGGCCTTATAAAATTCCGTTAATTGCTGGAAACACCATTCCCTACGGGTGGTCAATCAGCAGCCAAGCTTATGCAGGGATGCATTTGAAGGTTCAACGACCAGGACAAACGCTCTAGAACAGAGTATGAAGTCCGTACATCAGAAGTCTGATGGAAACGCGGAACATATAACGGTATAACCATTGTATGATGATATGGTCTGATCTGCATAGTAATATGCAGCTTGTTGAGTTAATACTTAACTGCTAGATGTTTAACGCGCATCTGGAAACACTATGGCAAAAGCGGCAAACATGGTAACCTTTACTAAGATAGAGGCTTTACACAGCAATGTGTATCGAAAATTGGGTGAATTCAGGGAAACACCAGAACGGTCAATCCTGAGCCAAGCTTACTCACAACTTTGTGGGTTTGAAGGTGCAACGACTATTATGTACTGGACAAGTGTCTAGGAAGCTCCCGACACCCTTTAGGGTGATGATATAGTCTGGCCTATATAGGAATATATAGAATCTTTCTAAGTATTAGAAAGGTTGGCAGAGATTAACGCTCTCTGTTTAACAATCGTTACGGCGCGGGTCAGAAGACTGCGGCCATGAATGTCGAAAATAAGCTCGCAAAAGCTCTCGGAAAAGATGATAACCTATTTGTGATTAAAGCTGCAGATCGCGATCAAGTATTAAATGAAATTAGTGCTAGAATGGCGCGATACGAAAAGCTAGATCCAGATCTTTACTCAGAACTTAAAAGATTACGTATGGATGTAAAAGAAGTGTTCAATAAAGGTTTAACACCTAGTGATGAGATTATTGAACAGCTATACTTCTTAGATCCTAAAACACGTGATGTTATTGAAAAGATTTCTAGAAACCAACTTAAGACAATTACTCCAGATGACTTCAGTCAAGTTTCACTTATAATGTCTGAACATTTAAGTGAGCAAGTACCAATCCTTAAAGAGTTTACAAAATTCTTTGGAAGACTTGCAGAGACTTACCTGACTACAGCTAAACCTTCTAATAGTGCTTTGGATACCGCTGCAATTATTAAAAGAGCTGTATTAGGTGCTAGACGCGAAAAGAAACTACCTAAACCGCTAGTAAGAATTCTTGGAATTAAAAACGAGAGTATTAGGACAAAAATGCTTAATCGTTATAAACTCTGGGATGAAGAGAGCTTGTTTGATGAGATCTTGTATGGTGCTAAAGCTCCAACAACTCGTCGGACTGGTTTTAAGGTTGGAGACTATTCAATCTTTTCAGAAGACATCGTAAAAGGTAGTGAGGTGCTGTATCCGAATAAGCTTCCTAAATCGTGGACTAATGTTCCCTTTGTGAACTTTGACGGTAAGGTGCTAGAACAAAACTTCACACAGACATTTGAAGAACGTTTGCTTTACAAAGAAGGCGATAAGTGGATTAACAATATCGTACAGGTTAAACAGAAAACTGATCCTACTTGGTGGGAAGAGTTTAGAAATAAATCTGGAAAGATGAACGATATTGCTGATGTGCAAAAGGCGCGTACTGCCTATGGTGTTAATGCGAACCATAGCGATGATGCCACTTTAGTCAAGGCCTTCCATTTGTGGGGACGTAAAAGAGGTATCCAGACGAGCACAGTCCACGATGCATTCGTGAGCAATGCAGCAGACATGCTTGAAGCGCGACAAGCTCTTCGAGAAATCTATGCAAGAACACTAAGGAAAAATGTTATTGAAGACACCTTAGAAGAAATGCGTAAGAGAGGGATGCCTGCTAGTGAAGTTGAAAAGTTTAGAAATGAAGCTATCGAAATAGGTCTGATTCCTGTGGTCGGAAGGTCTAGAATCGGTGGAAGATTGATAACGAAAGATGATGTCCTTACCGCAGATGATATATTAGAGATGGTTCCTGAGAACTTTGATTCTAACAGGTACTGGTACGGGATTGGGACTTTCTTACTTACAATGAGTTGGAGTATACATGATTACTCAAGAGTTTTTGCAGGACAATTATTTTTATGATGATGGTTACCTGTTCAACATGAAGACAGGTAAGCGAGTTGGAGGTCCGAACGGTGATGGTAGATGGAAAACAGTAATAAGAAATAAGTATTACTATCTACATCGTCTGATTTGGATATACCACTTCGGAGACACTGACTTATTAATTGATCATAAAGATAGAGATGTGGCTAATAATAGGATTGAAAATTTAAGAGAAGCAACTCCGACGCAAAGCTCTTGCAATAGACTTGAGTATAATGATAGTGGTTTTAGGGGAGTCGACAGGTACAATAATAAGTGGCGAGCGAAGATAAGGTTTAACAACAAACATTATCACATCGGATACTTTGATACACCTGAGGAAGCTTCTTTAGCTTACAAGAAAAAGGCATTAGAACTACATCAAGAATTTGCGCAATTGGAATGCAGTTAAATCGTAGTACAGGATGAGTTGTACTTATCCAAAATCAAGGGCTGTGCCCAGAAGGTAATTAAGAATGGCAACGAATCAAGAAGAACTCTCCGCAGAAGAACTCGCGGAACAGAAGAAACTAGAAGATGAAAAGGCTGCACTTAAAAAGGCAGCTGAAGATGAAGACAGAGAGGCTGAAGAACTTTTAAAGGCTAAGCCTCGTAAGACCAACGACGACGATGACATGATCGCTCGATTAGTTTCTGAACGTGTTAATCAGGAGCTTTCGGGAATCAAAGGTAAATTAGATAACGCATTCAAACAACGCGATGAAGCTCTAAGTAAAATCGCAGAGTTTGAAAAGAAAGAACGCGAATCTACGCTCAAGCGACTGGAAGAAGAGGGTAAACACAAAGAAGTTTACGAACTCAAGTTAGCTGAAGAGCGAGCTAAGAATGAAGCACTTGAGAAAATTAATACAGAACTCAGTAGAGATGTTTCTGTACGTGATGCTCTTAAGAGCTACACTTTTAGAAATGATAAAGCGGCTGATATGGCTTTTAGAGAAATTGTTTCGAGTCTAGTACGAGACGAGTCCGGTAAATGGGTACATCGTTCTGGAATCTCTGTAAGAGACTTTGTGGAAGCATTTTCTAAAGACGAGGATCAGTCTTTCTTGTTTAAACCTAAGACATCGACTGGTGGTGGATCTTCTTCACCTAAGTCCGGAAGTGGTGATTCTAAGCCAAAGTCTATTTTTGAAATGTCCCAAGCTGAAGTGCTAAAATTAGCCGCAGAGGGAAAACTTAAGAAATAAGGAAATATTATGGGTGCAACTACTCAAATCGCAGGCGCGACTCAATTTGCCCTGCAAAACGCTCTTAGTGCCTATTCGGACGAGGCTTACACCTCAGCCAAGAAGCTCTCTGGTACTGGTATTGTGGGTTCCAACCCCAATATCGATGTAGGTACTGAAACCTTTATCGGTCAGGTTCGCTGGTACAAGCCTCTGAATCCTACCGTTAACGTTGCTTCTATTACTGATGCAACTGCTGGTCAAACTACTTCTTTCAACTCTGATTACCTGACGTATATTAAGACGGTTCGTACGCATGGTGCGTCTCGTGTGAATATGCAACAAGTTGTTGCTCAAGAAGACGGTCTGGCTAAGATCGGTCGTGATTTTGGCGAAACTCGTGCTCAAGACGAGCATGATGCTATTCTTTCTGTGTTGCGTGGTGTTGCTATCTCTGAAGCTCTCAATGGTGCAGCTTCTGCTAGTGGCGCTACTGGTCTTGGTGGTCAGTCGTTTGATAACGATCCCACTGACAAGAAGTATGGTTTCTATGTGGACCTGGGTAACAACCCGGCCATCATCGCTGCCACTGCTTCTGCTCAAGGTGCTGCTCGCGCTGAAGGCTTCCTGCAAGCTATTGGTAAGGCCTGGAAAGACTATGAGCCTGACTTCGCGTATCTGGTTACTTCTCCGGAAATGCTGGCTTCGCTTCGTTCTGCTAACCTCGTTGACCAGACTCCGGTCACTGACGGCAATATCAACTTCCAGACCATCTTTGGCGGCAAGCTGCGTTTGATCCAAACTCGTGCATCGCAGAGTCTGACTTCTGCCGAACGTACGAAGATCAATACTGGCGCGGGTGTAGATATTGGTGGTACGAAGACCAGCTTCATCGTGCTCCCCGGTGCGCTTGCTATGGCTCCGCTGGCTGTACCTGATCCTCTGGAAATGGATCGCAACGCTGCTGCTTATCAGGGTGGTGGTACGACTCAGGTTTGGTATCGTTGGGGTTATGTGCTGGCTCCGGCTGGTTACGACTGGACTGGCAATGCTACTGCATTTCCCTCGAATGCTGATTACTTCAGCACGATGGAAGGTGCAACCCAGAAAGCTCTGGCGGATGTTACTACCATTGCTGATGCCAAGGGTTCGTTCTCGCGTAAGGCAACTTCTGCGCTTAGTATGGGCATTCTGCCGGTGTTCCACTCCTAAAAGGAACAATCATGGCACTCGCCAAGGGCATAAATTCATATGTCACTGTTGAGGAAGCTGAAGCATATTTCGCTAATAAACTAGATGTGGCTGCATGGACAGATGCACCATCTGTGCAAAAAGAGCAAGCACTAGTTACTGCAACAAGTCTTTTAGATAATTTGGCTTGGGCGGGAAAGGCTGTAGAGGAGTCACAATCCTTAGCCTTCCCGCGTGTGGTCGAGTATTTCGACCCTAAAGTTGGTGGTTATGTGTACAATACAGGAACACCAAAGCGGATACTAACAGCTACGTTTGAATTGGCATATCACCTGTTAAATAATGACGGTCTACTGGATGAAACTGGTAGTGTTAAAACTTTAACAGTCGGGCCAATTACACTCACGGATGTTAAGTCTGCTGGAAGTATTCCTTTGTTGGTCAAAAACACTGTAAGACCGCTTCTTTTAAATGCAGGCAGCAATATGTGGTGGAGAGCTAACTAATGAGCCTTCGATCTCTAGTTAAGAATGGAGTCAAAAAGGCTTTCAAGCTAGCTGGAGACTTATGTGTTAATGTTGAACTTACACAAAAAGCTCCGACAGGTTTCAACTTTGACACCTTGGCAGCCACCGAGAGCACCAGCAGTGTAATTACTGTTAAGGCGCTTATCATTACTAAGCAAAAGCAACAAAAAGAAGATGTATCGAGTGATGTTGAAAAGCTATATCTGTTGTTCAATAACGACGATGTGGCTAAATTTAATATCTTTGATACAGCAACGGTAAATGGAAAAACTTATATACCTGAGAGACCTTATAAAGATAATGGTTATGTCACAGAGATTAC